AAAGATTCAGGTGGATTATTAAATTTTAGTAAGGCCTACCATTACATTAGGCAAGAAATAAGAGAGGCCATAGACTCTATACAAGATACGTTTAAAGTTCCTACAGCACAAGTTACCGGTGTAGTAGACCCCGGCGATAATCAACAATCAATAAGTGCATTTAAAGATACTTCTCACTTTGATGAATTAAAACCTTCGTCAATGCACTTCATATCATCTCCTTTAGAAAAAGAAGTAGTACCTGTTTTTCAATATGATGATTCTAATTTTTACGGACCACCATTACCTATCTATGATTCTTTAGTAAACACTTCACAAATTGAACCAAAATCAACTTCAGACCATAG